AACAAATCCTCTGCATATATATCGTGGTCTTGGTCTTGATATTTTAAATCCCTATAACCAAACCAACTCTTTTTTTGTGGCATTACCATTGAAGCTGCAATCCTATGTAAGTTCTGTACTACATCTCTTTGGAAGTATTTAGTTGTTATATATCTACCCGTTCCACCTACTCTTATTTCTCTTATATCTGGAATGAAACGATAAACATTGCCATTTGCTTTGATATACTTACAAGTTTTGCTCGGTAGTTGCTCTTTGTAGATAAATTCAATCTCCTTGCATTTCTTGTTAAATTCGTTCATAGGCATAGCATCTACTTGCTTTTCAGTCAAGTTGTATAGAATTGCTACTACCTTAACGATAGCTTCAAAGTTGTCATCTGTTTTAAGTTGTTCCAATTGTTGAAACTGATAAACGCTGACTGAGTGCCAATCCATTTTGCTCATAAATTAATTGTTGTAGTTTATTTTAAATAGGTAAAAAATAGAAAGTACCCTACGAAAAGGAGTATTGCCCAAACCCACCTTGTAGGTAAGTGAGTGCCACATATCTTAAAGCATCAATTGCGTGGTCATTCATTCCTATAACTTCATTAAGCATTTCGCCATTTTTTTGCTTCCACTTGTAACTTGCTAACTCTCTTAATAGATTAGTACTATCGTTTGTGATATTCATTTTAAATGCCTTTAAGATATTCAATCCAGCTCTTACCGAGTCAGCCCCTTTCTTTACTCCACTTGCATTGATACCACAATTAAATAACTCTTGAATAGATTTAGGCTCACTACTATCTGCAATAACCGAAGCAATACCTTGCTCTTTTAATTTATCTGCTAACATTGGATTAGTCAATTGCCTTTCATAAACAAACTCCTTAATATAAAGCTCTCCATTATACCTCCATACCCCAACACAAGCCGAAGGATCATTTGTAAACCCAAAGTCCAAGCCATAACCGACTAATTCTGCATCACTTGGTATTTCGCTACACCTTGTATAGTTTCTAAATACTAAACCCTCAATCTTTCCGGTTATTCCTCTGGCATATACTTTCCATAATTCAAGATCAACCTCTTTGAGATTTTCAATTTTCTCAACTAACTTCTTGTCTATAAATGGATTGTGCCTATAATCGGATATTAATAATTTAACATTTGGTTGTCCTAAAAGTTTCTCATGCACCCAAAAAGCCTCATTTGGATTGTAATCAATATAGGTTTTAACTTTAGTACGCATATAAAGCTCATTAAATACATCGTAATGCACCCCATTTGCCTCATTGATAAATAAGTAATCCCTTTTACCATTCTTGGCATCTTGAGCATCATCATAGCTCTTAAACTCTATTATACTTCCAGATTGAAAGGTAAATATTCTATCCGACTTGTTATATTCCTTAACTAATTGTTTTAGTTCCTCGCTTGAGCTCCAAATAGTGATGGCATCTCTTAACGCTCCGGCTTTTAAGTTAGGTATATCTTGACCAGCTATTGTTATAACTAAATTCGGCTGACTTACTGCAAAAGTAAATAGCACCTGGAGGATAGAGTAGGTTTTACCAGAGGAAGTACCCCCTTGATTTACTACAATATCCTCTTTGGCATCTAAATTAGCTTTATAAAGTACTCCGGTTGTGAACATTATTTTAAGGTAAAATCCTTTTGTAATAGGAATATGGTTGTTGTGTTGGTTGTGTGAATGCTTATTATTACCCACCCCTCATCAAGATAGGCATTTACTTTGTCTATATCATTTGCAATAACTCGTTGTTTTTTGTCGTTCATATTTTGTTATTTATCGTTCAATATACCCTTAATGGTATAAATAAGTTGTTTTAATGTGATAATATACCTTTAAAGGTACAAAAAGTGTTGTTTTATGTTGTTTTATGACAATTTAATGTGATTTTTATTAGTGACCTTATTAGTGACCTTATTGGTGACTCAATATTCAACTGTTGTATTTTTTGCAACTATTTAATCTCGTTCTCGCTACTTGCTAAAGGTATTGCACTTTCTACTACCTTAACATTTACAGTATTAATAGTTACTTCTTGGCTTACAGTTTCTTTTGGTTTACCATATACCCTACTCATTAAAGTATCTAAAGAATATAAGCTGCCTTTCTCAAGAGATTTCTTTAAAGCATTTGCGACTGTCTTTTCTAATATCGTTGCATTTGGATTTTTAAAGGTATCTGCCAACTCTTCAAGAGTCATAGACATAAGTACCTGGATAGCATCGTTTACCTCGCTCATTTTGTACCCTTGCTCTTTTAAAGCTGATACAAACTTTCTTGGTCTGCCATTAGGATTTCTTACCTCTCCTTTTTTAGCCGGTCTTAAATTCTGTTCGTTAGCCATTTCTCTTATTTGTTTCTAAATTTTTGTAGTTTATCACACATTACAATTATAAGCAATATTAAGGCTTTTAAACCTACTATACTAAACATTATTTGATATATCATCTATTAAACTTTTCGTTAAAGTATTGCTCTGCTGATTGGTAGCTATTACTCTCAATATATGCAGTTTTAACTTGATGCTCGTGTATTTGTTGAGCCTTTATGAATGCTATTAGTAAGTCATTACCTATGAAGTATCTATTTTGCTCCATGAATGATTGTAAGAATTCAACTGGTGATTGTTCCATAGTTATTTATGATATTCTATTACTTTTTTATGTGTTTCTATTAAGAAGGCTTTATAATTCTTTTTATCTCCGTAGCGAATATGGCAAATTCTACATAATGCTTGTAAGTTCTCTATTGTATCTTCCTTTTTCGTGCCACCCATACCCCTACAATCAATATGATGAATATCAGTAGCCTTTGTGCCACATACTTCACAAGGTATGAATGATCCGGTATCATATCCGAAGTAATCAAGGTATAGTTTTGTGTGTTTTTGCATATTAAAATTCTACTCCACATGATGGACAGATAGTTCCACTCCCTTTTGTATTGTCTTCTTCCTTATCTTCATTCCAAATAGGCACATCTAAACCCCAATTTTGAAGCTCTATTGCATCCCATTCATTAGCTAACTGCTCATAATCCCATTCTCCAGCATTAATATTATCTCTAATTAAGAACTCTTTTAGCTCTTTAGCATTAAAATCAGTAGCTTTCTTTACCCAAATATCTTCTATTTCTTTGTAATTTAAGTCAAGTAAAGCTCTATATCTTTGGTTTCCACCTACTATTATGTTATTCTCATCTACAATTATAGGTCTTAACTCAAGCATTTTAGGGAATGTCCTTATGCTTTCTACCAATTTCTTAAAATTCTCGTTTCTTACTACTCTTGGATTTTCTGGATTGAGCTTTAAACTTGATAATTTTATCATTTGAATAGTTTGCCTTCGGTTTTAGTCATTTTATTTATTAAATCTATTTGTTCTTGGTTGTTATCGTAATGGATAGCTACTCCCAACCTCTTAACTGTTTCCCACTTGTTCTTACCATTCGTAAAGTAAATATCACTCCTTCTTATTCCGAGCTTGTCAGCCACTTCAAATACCGATTTACTATCCTTACTTTGTCTTGCAGTAATGATTAATACTCTATATCCTTCTGCTAACATTTGCTTTGCTTTCTCTTGACCTTTTGTAGTGCTTAAGGTATCATCAAAGTCAAAACTCACTACCTTAGCAGCAAATTCCCCTTGAGCTAATATTGCACGATATACCTTCTCGGCTTTTCCTTGCGTGTCATAAATGCAAGATCCGTTACCTATTCGGTACTTTCCATTTGAGCACTTATATACCGGCATCTACTTTCTTTTTAGATTTCTTACCATTCGCACTGTCTTGATTAGGTGCTTCATTCGGTTGTTCAGCGACTTTAATGCTTTCTTTATATTTATTGGCATAATTATATACTCGGTTTACAAGTTCAAAAACGCAGCTTCCACAGTTGTTTCTATCATTGCTTTCATAGATATACTTGTTGTGGATTGCTTTATATTGCTCAAATACTGGTTGAGTTAAATTTCTCAATACTTCATATTGAATGCTAATTGAGTTGTCTAATTGGGTAACAAATAAAAAATCTAATTCTTCTTGTGTCATTTTCTTATAAATTTAATGATTAATTGAAATAAGATTACCGAAAGGAATGCACCTATAATAATCTCTTTAATATAAATAGGCAAAAGTGAAATTATTAAATAAGCATATACCGGAAGACAATACTCACAACCAAATGGCTTCTTTTTTAAATACTTATTCCAGCTTGGAACTTGGTAGATTTCAAACCATACTACCATTACAATCAAAGTTGCTATGATATTTTGTAGCATATAGGGGTAAATTTATTTTCTTTATTTTCTTGTACTTTTTTAAATATCTTATCCAGCTCATCAAGTATTTGGTCAATGTCCCATTCTTTAGGAACATCTATTTCACACTCAATAGTGAATTTGATTTTCTCATTAAATAAATCGCTCATTTTAGCTTTTCTTTTGATTTTAGAGATAGTTTCATAAATACTACGCACCGGTATGCCAGTATCATTGCTTAATTTTTTAGCTTTGCAATTATATTTTAAATAGTATTTAAGTAGGTTGTTCTCGTAGAATGGTAGATTATCGTGAAATTCCTCCACCTTTTCAAACTTTGCCTCCATTATCTCAAAATCACTTGGAGTTTCTACCATATTAGGTACTTCCTCATAAACTTTTCTAAATTTATTATGGAATGTACTATCATTGGACTTGATCATGTTTAAAATTGTTCTTATAACGTAGAATTTGAGATACCCATCATTATTCATTTGGAATAATCTCTCTTCTGGAAGATTACATACTACTAACATCACTTCGGATAGCAATTCATCTCGTAAATGCTCCGGCTGCATTTTAGAGATTACGTCTTTTAATTCTCTTGAATTATAAAGGTCAGTTATTATCTGATGCCTCATCTTCGTGGATCATTGACAAAATTAAAGAATATGTTATAAGGTCTTGTAAGCTATCTTTCATACTCTCATTTCTTGCATCTTTGCCAATTAAATTGACAATTCTTGATATTTTAATTCCTATTTGATTAAGGCAAACCTGGAATGCAGTAGTGCCACATAACATCCCAGTTTCCTTAAAATTGCTTAATCTATCTTCATTTGCATAGTCATCGCCTTTGCTTTCCAAAAGGTCTAATATATCCTTGAATATATCTCTTGCAAATTGTAATTGTTGCTCTTTATTCATTAGAAAGGTAAGTTTTCTTCTTTTTTAGTTGCAACCTCTATTTTCCCATTAGTCCAAGCCACTTTCCCATTACCCACATAAACTTTCTTTTCTTTAGCTTCTCTTTGCTCTTTAGTTTGTTGTAAACTTATAGCAACATTATTGCCATATTTATCTTGCTCATCGTTAATAGATGCAGTATAGTACTTATATGTACCATCTTCTTGCTTTAGGCTGAAATTTACCAGTGCTGACATAGTTATTGTTTTTTATTTTGTTCTTTTATTAGTTGTTCGGAATATTCCTCAAGTTTTGCTCTGTTCTCTTCGTTTAGAATTACATAGTTGTTAGCCATACTATCAATAGCTCCGGCATTTGCTAAATCAATCTCATACATTTTTCTAAAATCTTCATGAGTAATTTTCATTAGTAAATCTCTATTAATAAAATCAAGCCTACCGGTATAACCTTTTAAAGTTTGTTTAGCTCCGTAAGTTGCTCCGGTTTCTGTAATTATAAAATCAAAGTAATCTCTACTCAATTTAGCATAAAGTAAAGCCTTTGCAAA